AACAGTTAGAAGAAGTTAACTTTCCTATTGAAAGCAACGTAAAGATTCAAACTGATTGGCAGTTACAAAGATATGCTCAGTTTATTAAATTGATGCAAACTTATACACCAAAGCTAGTTGTTATCGACTCTCTAATTGGTTGTAGTGGTGGTAGAGCTTTTGATGAAAACAAGTCAGACTTTGCTCAACCTTTATATTGGCTTACCAGAAATAATGGGGTTCTCTTTCCTAGAACAACTATTCTTATAATTCATCATGCTAATAAAAATGGTGGATTTAGAGGAACTTCAGCTATTAGAGATGCTGTTGATGAAACTTGGAAATTATCAAAACCGACCCAAGAGCAAATTAATAAGGTAGGTCGTAATAGCAGATTTATTACTATCGAAAAATCTAGGTCTGGAAGAATGGGTACTCAAATGATAATGAAGATGAAAGATGATCTTACCTTTGCTATTGCTGATTACACTCCTGAAGTTTCTGCTGACTCTGGATCACCTACAACTGTTCAAGATAAGGTTCTTCAAAAGCTAAGAAAAATACATCCAGAAACTTATACCATAAATCAAATGATTCACGATCCAATGGTTGATGGTAAAGATGCTGCGATAAGAAAATCGTTCCAGAGATTACTCAAAAAAGGTCTTATTGAAGTGTGTGTTGATGCCTTTGAAGATGACAATTCTACTAAGTCTTATAGAGCAGTCCTCGCTCGCGGGGCGTTGACATATCCTGTCTCATTGGAAGAATCTTAGTCGTACCAATAGATTTCAGTGGGACAACTGTGTGAGACAAAATAGATTGTCCCATTGTTTTTGGAGCGTAGGACAACTTTACTTGTCCCATACCCTTGTCCCATGCCAAACCTAAGTCTTGGAACGGGATTATAAAGAATGGGACAACTTCAGCCACTCTCCCCAGGGACTTGACTAATTAACATTATTAAAGTATCATTCTATAACTACTGATTAAATTATAGAGTCAAAATGCCAAGACCAAAAATAACTGAGGAAGATCGAATAGAAAAAGCACATGAAGATATGCTTAATGGAATGATCTTCCTTTATAGAAAAGGTTGGGAAAAAGATAAACAACAATATATGAGGCTAAAAACTGCCTATGAATTTTTAGCTGATATGTTAAAACAATTAGATGAAAAATACAAAAGTTAATACAATGAGAATGTGATAGTATAAATTAAAAAGATATTTATGGCTGAAGCTGGTAAAAAACCTCACGGAAACAAAAAGTATTATCACGTTCTTATAGATATAAATAGAGGAGAACTATTTGATAGCTATATTCGTACCAAATTAAAAATAAAACCTACCTCTTGGATAAGAGAAGTTGTTTATAAATTTTTACAAGACAAGATTGATAAAGAAGTGTATGATGAAGCATTGAAAAAAGATCAGGAAAACTGGAATAGAGCAATTCAAAACCGATTACAAGGTAGAGCACTTTCTAGGATTCTTAATTCAATAAAGAAAAAAAATGAGTGATTCTAAAAAACTAAGAAAACTAAAAGAGATAAGACGTAAAGATCTTGAGAAAAACCTTTTAGATGTAGAACTGAAAGGGTATGACCATTATATTTTTATCAATGAACGTAATAAAGCTCAAGTTGTTTCAAAACAAGGTGGTTGGGTAACAGAACATATTCGTACGGCAATTTTAAAGTTTAATTTTGAGATTGATAAGACTGAAAGTATGTTGGTTAAAGATTTTGAAAAGAAATATCTTAACGAATACGAAAAAACTTTTTCAAAGGATTCTTAGGTTTCTTTTGCCTCATTTCTGCTACAACACGATTAGCTTCTAACTCAATAAGTCTATTTAGTAACGATGCCATAAAAATATCTTGGTCAAACTTCTTCCTAACCATATGAGTGCAATATCTTTTTATATCAACTAAATTATCAGATTTCATTATTTCTCTACATTGCATTTCAATCTCTAACTCCAGTTCAGGAGGTGCTGGTTCAATGTCTATGTTGAGAAATTTAGTAATTTTCATGCTGGAGGAAAAAGTTGTTTTTCTAAAATTTCAACTGCTTTATCATCGAGCGTATTTGTAGTTTGTTTTGCTATTGATTTTAATAAATCTACGACCAATCTTTTAACAGCAGTTGTTGTTAAAAAAGTCATCAAGATCGGTTTTAGAATTTTATACATGGAATAAATATGTGTTACTTCCCAAACATAGCTAAAATGCTAGTATTAGACAAGAATCTTTACTTTTATGGAAGAAGAGGAAAAGGAAAGTCGGGATTATTTTGGACACGCAATCCGATTTATTATTCTTTGTTGGGCTTTATCAGTTATGACTCTTGGATATATGGAAAGAATTAGGTTAGACACTTTTGCTGCTGGCCTCGTAGGAAACATAGCCAGTAGCTATGGAATAGCTGTAAAAGGTAAGAATGGCAACGGAAAGAAATCAGTTATAGTAGATAATAAGAACAATAAAGTAGGTATCAAATGAAAAGACTACTTCCTTTTCTATTTATGGTTTCCGCACCAGTTTATGCGGACATGACTCACAACATATCTTCTAGTGTAAAGTTTGAATCTCTTTCAGCAGCTAGTACGGCTGATAAGATTGGGTCGTCATACAGTATCTCAGGTAATAATGTAACAACAGTAGATTCTAATTCAGCAGCTACAATAGGCGGTTTCGGGTCAGTAACTAATGGTGTTCCAGCAGTAACTTTTCCTTCTGCTACACAAGCCACTTCAGGAGAAGCGTTTAGTTTTTCCACTAGCTATTTAGAAGGAGATGCCACACCAGGTAGTGCAGTCACAGTAGGCACTGTACCAAACTTTAGTGATCTTACATCTACAAGTGCGGGTGCTGTAGGAACAGCAGCAGTAGCACTAGATAATCACAATATTACAATGACACCTGGAACGGGAACAGGTATCGTAATAACAGGTCAGTTTGTCGTTGATCTTACTATCGAATGAGGAGGTTACTTCTTCTTGGCTTTGTTATATCTGTTCCTTGTTACGCTGTACCAGTTATTCCAAATTTTACTCAAGGGTCGAGCACCAGCCGAACTGAAACTTCCACAATTATTACAGAATCTATACGAACAACAGAATATAATTCTGGGTTTCTCTATTCAGTTACAGGATCAGGAATACAACATGACGGATCTTCTATCTCTCCAGCAGCTACCACTGTTAGTGAAACTATAAACGGAACTACTCATACATGGCAGGGATTAAATCTAGATTCAAGACCAAACTGGACTCAAACAAATCAGGGAGATGCTTTTCAATTTACAGAAGTTTATCAAGCACCTGGTCTAGAATCCGTAACCGATATAACCCGAACCATAGAAAGCACAAGCGTAACAGATACCACAACTATCTTCTCGCAATAAGTCTTATAAGTAATCCTGTATTTGCCAATACCAGCAATACAGCTGCCCCTGTAGCTCAATCATCATCTTCAGTGTCTAATTTTGCGACTCAAGTATTAGGTGGTCCGATGGTAGAAAATCAGTATGGAAATGGGATAGTTTGTTCTGGCCCACAGATGGGATTCAGCCCTTTTGTCACTACAACATTTAACCAAAGACGGCCTCAAGATTATATCTACCATACGCCTGTGTACGACAACACAGACGCTAACAGTGATAACGTGCCAGATAATCCAGGGAATATTCTTTATTATCAAGAAAACTACAGTGGTAATAAAGATTCTCTTGGACTTAATTTTGGATTTGCATTTACATTTAATATTCCGTTAGACAGTAGATTTCAAAACTCTTGCCTCGATGCAGCTAATACACAAATAAAACTACAAAAACAAGAACTAAATGCAAAAATGCTTAATTATGAAATTGCAAGATTAAAAAATTGTGGAGAATTGATGTTAGCTGGTATATACTTCGATCCAAAAAGTCAGTATGCAAAATTATGCGAGGGAGTGCGTATCGCTCCAAAACCTAATCAAGTTATACCGCACACTCACGAACTGAAAATAGGTGAATAGACAAGCTACGGGTATTCACTTGTCTAAGGTACAAGGGATAATAGAAGGGCAGTGGATCGTGGCACACGCAATGCTTCCGAACATACCTTACTCTCCTTGTATTAGTTATTTTACCTTATCTTTCTTCTTTGTCAGCTTCTTAAATAAATTTTTTACTAAAGGTTTGACAATATTAAGCAGTAATGGAGTAGTGGCAGCAACAGTAGCAATAGCAGCAGTGCTAACAAGCTGTGGAGGATTCGGTATGTATTGCTCGATGAATTTAACGTCTTCATACAGAGTTATACATTTACTACCATCTTCGCTTCTTTCATGCCCGATGACACGCTCCAGTTTAAATTCGTTACGATAATCGCCTACTCTTTGGTCATCAGATCCAGGGCAAGCAATAAAAAGTGTTTTATCTTCTTTTTTATTTGGTTCGTATTTTGGTGGTTCTACTGTTGGCGGTATAAACTCCTCTGTTTGATTGGGAGTTTCGGCTTGTGTGTACTTAAATTCGTTGGGGTTGTACTCCAAAGGTTCAAAACTAGGAATACTGAAGTTACCACATTCTGTATATGTTCCATATTCATCTTTAGGGTTATCAATAAGGCTAGTTAAATTATTTCTATGAACTCTTACACAACCTGGAATATCTACAACAGGTTTATTTATGTAGTTGACTACTGGATTATTGAACTTCCATATTGGTATTTCGTGTATTTGAATCTCATTTATTTTAAAACGAGGTATTTCAATCGTAGGCATCTCTTCGTTTATAGACCTCTACATAAGAATCACATTTAGGACAACTAAAATTAGATACCATTGAATACTCTTGATATAAAACAGGTTGAAAATCCTCTTCTATATCTGCATCAGCACCCCAGATCAGTTCAGTTTTACAGTGCCAACAGTTCATTTTTTAGGTAAAGGCATAGATGGACCTGTAGCATCAGGCATTACATTATCTAAAACTTTAGGCATAGAACCTTGTATATTTCCAAGAATCTCATTCATAACTTGAGACTTGAAGTTTTCGGATGTTACATATTTGTAGCCCAGGTATGCTCCACCACTCATGGAAGCTACCATAAGAAAAGAAACAATGCTAAGAATATTAGCAATTTTTTGAAACATGATAAAATTTGCAGTTATCAAAGCTATGTCTGTAATGAGCATAGCAGTATTACTACTAATTATAGGTCTATCTCCTCTCTACGTCACGATGGGCTTAATGACAAAACAAATGCAGGAACTTAAGCGTTAGGATCTTCTGGGTATTGTGTCATATTCGGTGTATAAACTCCGTCTTTTTCTGTAAATCCATAAAGAGTAACTAAGGCTGCGGTATCTGCACAGTTATCAATCTCTGTTTCCCTAGTCAAACAGGCAGTTCTAACGGCAGTTCTGTAAGTTTTTATTGTCGTTGGAATCGCTTTTGATGTTTCTGCTTTTCTGATGACGTACCAATCATATTTAGCTAACAAAGAATTAGCAGTAGCTTTCTCCTGTGTTTTTAATAGTGATTTAACACCTAAAATAACAATCTGATTTCCATTTTCATCTTTTAATAAATCACCATTGTCATCTGTTGCATTTACATCATCAAGTGTTTTTGCAGTTCCATCACCATTATAAAAACGTGAGTCATATGTTTTTGGATCATCAACCTCAGTAATACCAAGATCTTTTTTCTCTTGTGCTGTTGATAGTCTTAACCAGTTGGCAGGGTAATGTATATCCCCATAAGTAAAAGGAATATCAACTGCTAAAGGTTTACCATTTAATAAAAAAGCCATATTTATATATTACACTGCTCTTCCATTTTTGAAAGGAGATTTTGCAAATGCTAAATATATAAAGTAAGCAGAATGGTTTGTATCTACATTACTTCCTCTTAGTTTAAAACCATTTGAAAGAAAATCCATTTGATTTCCCGATGTGCCTTCAGTAGATTCTGAATTGTTTAAATTTGGATATAAAGTTTTATTGCGAACATTGAGTGGATTACGTTTATTATCATACATATTCCAGTTACCACCCCATTCTCCTTTAGTAATTACGAGTGCGGGTTCAAAACCAGTGTAAACAAATCTGCCGAAAGAACTTTGATTTCCATAATACCTTCCAAACTTGCTATACCCCTCTACTTCGCTAAAGACATAAGCTATATAATCTGTTCCATTTTCATTTCTTCTAGCATTATTATTAGCTGGTCTGATATCAGTTGAAGTTAAAGAAAATTGAGCATCTGCAAAATCTCCATCAGTAGAATTTAAATACATTCTTATTTCTTCAAAAGCATGAAGTTCCCAACTTTGTGCAGCTTCTCTATTTTTAACAAGAACCATTTTTGGAGCTACACCTAATCCATGTCCTATTCTTGCACCACTTCCTCCTGACCCATTACCTGTGTAAGCAACTATAGAGAAACCAGCGGTTGCATTTGCTTTTACAGTTGATTGAATATTTCCATCAAAATTACTTGATCCAAGAGTTGAGTTTGTATTGGCCTGTCCTCCCATTCCACTATGAGAAGAACAATAGTAGTAAAGAGTAGGAGCAGAGGCAGCTACAACAATCTGCGTATAAGCACCACTAGATCCAGGTGTACCAGCAGTAGTAACTCCTGTTGTATATTCAGTTCCACCACCATGAGTACCATTTGATGTTGTAGAAAATCTTAGTGGGTGTCCAGCATTTGAACTGTCAGATTGATCGAAAATATAAGTACCACCTTCTGCTAAATCAAGAGTTACAGCAGACGTTCCAAAACCATCAAACCTATATTTATTTCCAGAATCGGAAACAACTGTTACTGCGTAAGTTTTGCCATCTGTATCGCCTCCATTCCAACTCCATGCAACATAAGTGTCAGTATTGTTGTTGTAGTATGTATTTGAACCAAATGTAAAACCACCTGAATCAAAACTTGCTAATTCAACATTTGCTTCCGCACCAGTTTCATCAGCTAATAATCTTTTATTGACACTTCTAATTGCATCATATATTCCATGATGTCCTGTAGAATTTCTTTTTTTAAGCCAAAGCCAATCGGGTTGAAATTTTAAACCAGTTATAGCGTGTCCATTTGATCCATTACCTGTATAAATCAAAGTTTCAAAATGTTTGTCAGGTAGCTTTATTGTTGGGTCGGGTAAGTTTGCTGAATTTAATTTTTTAAAACCTGTGGGTGGGTCATTAGCAAAAGGTAGTTGACCAAAGTTTACTGAATAATCTGCTCCGCTATAACTAGAGCCATCAGTAAAACCAAGATAATAATCTACTCTACTATCAAAAGTAAATGAAATTGCTCCTTGTGATGTACCATTTTTGTAGAAAGTGACCTGACTATTATCAACATCAATAGCCATTGCAATAACATCATTCGTACCAAAACTAGCACCATAACTTGTCTCTGAATTATTTAATCGTTTATCTCCATTGTTGTAGTAACTTAGATTGTTGTCAGTATAACCAGTGCCTTGAAAGCCAAGATAATTTGTTGCAACGATAAAAGGAGAATACCATGAGCCACTTCCTCTCATGGTAGTTTCCATATACCATTTACCAGTTTTTGGAATAACAAAGTTTGCCCAAAGTTGTGCTGAACCTGTAGGTGTACTTATATCTAAATTTCCATTAGCTAAGGTTCCTGTCACTGTGTCTATAGCATTAGCAGTTGGGAAGTTAATGGTTGGAGTATCTATTACAGAATCATTACCAGTACCAGAAGCTACAGAGAAATTATTTGGTGTCCAATTATTGCCATTACCAGAATAATCCTTACCAAGTGTTGTTGCAGTCGTTCCAGAGTTATCTGAAAAATTCAAATAAAAACCATTTGACCCATAGCCACCTGTATATTTTTTAGGGTTCCATTTACCTGTTACTGGATCTGTTTCTCCAAAAGATGATTGATCTAAAACTTGTCCATCAATAAAATTAAATTCTGTTAAATATCCGTCAAAAAAATTACCATCAGTGGGTCTATATTGTCCAATGTTTTTGGGTTGATCGTCATTTAATCTGATACCGCCTGAAGGCACATTTGCTTGTGTAGTTGTAAAAGTAACAGCTTGTCCATTTACATAAAAATTTACTGTGCTAGACATATTGCTGTAAGTCGTATTATTTAAACTTATTACAACGTGATACCAAGCACTAGGATCTCTAAACAGCATATCTGTTCTACAAATAGCATTTGCACCAGTACTATTAAAAGGCATGAGCAATAATTTATTACTGTCAAATTGTATGTGTCCTCTTGCGTTTGTTACTCCAGAACTAAAAATTACTCCATCAGTAAAATTAGCCCTTTTAAACCAAAACGAAAATGTCATTTGATTACTACCAGCACCAGGAGGTGTGAAGTTTAAATATGCAGAATCATTATCATTAAACCTTAAACTACGTTCTATCTCGTATACTTTCTTCTTTGCAAGAAAGAATGTGCTAGGACTGCCAAGACTGCTCATTAGCTAAAGTTTCCAATAAACTGTGCCGCTATATTTGTATTGGTTCGTGCTATCCAAGCAATAACATCTACCTGGTTTGCACCTGTTGATAATGTAGGTGCTGTGCCATCACTAAAATCCCAATACGATCCAAATGCCGCGGTTCTACTTCCTGTACCATCTTGAGTTATAAACAAAACACCGCTCTGTCCAGCAGAAATATTGGAAGGGTTGGCAAAGGTAACATTACCAGTAAGAGTTGTAGAAAAATTATTAGCAGTTCTAAAATCTAATGTAATTGTAGAAGCGTAAGAGATAGCAGATATTTCTCCGATAGTTCCTTTTGTAGTAACTCTTCCGTTACCAGAACCACCTCCATTATCAAATACAAGCGTGTTTAATGTGCTTGTTTCGTGTGCGACATTAGTGACTTTTAGTGTACTCATGGTTTTGGATATTTGTCCTTAATAGCTTTAATAGTAGTTTTCCAACCAGCTACACCATTATGGTATATATCGTCTAACTGATCTACTAAATCAGGATATTCGTTAGCTCTGTTAATTTTATATTCTTCTGCTGTTTTCCAAGCTGTATAGGCTGCATTTAGTTCATCATCTGTAGGTTGTGAATCAGTATTTGTAGAATCCCATTCAATAATTTTATGAGGTGCAACACTTTGGTCTAATCTATAACGATTTGCATTTTTACCTAACTGAAGTAAAGCTAAATTAATGTCTGTATCTGAATTAATTGCCATTATTAAGACTCCTTGAAAATTTCTATAAGAGTATAGATTGAATCGAATCCGCCAATATTATGATTTATTCCAAAACCATGAGTGCTATGTGTGGTAATACAACGATGCTGTATTTCAAATACTTTAGCTCCAGAAATTGTAAATCTACCAGCAAGAAGAGAAACAGTAGTGCTTGCAAAAGAAGATGACCCCATACTTACAGAACCAGTAATAGTAAGAGTTGCGTCAGTTATATTTTGTAATTTAGCAAAATGCTGGTCAACCCTATATGCTGGTGCTGATCCTCTTAAAAAATACGAACCAGCTTGTAAAGTAAACTGATTACTACTAATTGAAACGATACCATCCTCGTCTGTAATCTCAGTATTTAAATCTCTTGTCCTCCAATCGCCACTTGTAAATGTTCCACCACTTACGTTATGTGCTTTTGCGTCAGCTATAACGGCATAACTAACAAATTTACCCCCTGTTGGAATACTTATCGTACCAAAACTTAAATTTCCAGACCCATCAGTTTTCATGTACTGACCATTAGAACCGTCAGCATTTGGTAGTTTAAATGCTACATCTGCTGATGTTGGTGCGGAAGTTGGTGAGTTGAGTGAAACAACATTACCGCCTGAGTGTTTGAGTGATATTTTGCTCATAATTAACTAGGTTTTGGGTTAGCGT